ACTCAGATTGACCAAGGCACTCAAAAATGTCTTCTTCAGAGAGATATTTACAAACTGTAAAACGCAAGCCCCCGACTTCTCGCAAGTCAGGGTCTTTGAAGTCGCACCACAAACGGATTGTGGTATCGCCTACAGTCTTTTCAAAACTTGGGCATGTGTCGTTATGCCATGACGTATCGACCCACCCTAAAGGCAAAGTCAATTCATCGTCATAGCTTGAAAATTCGGTTTTGTATGTCATGGCTTAAACCCCCACTTTCAGTAGTTCGCTGTCACGATATGCTTCACCTGACTTAATTTGTTCAGCGTAAATGTCGGACTCATACGCATGCCACCAATCAGCATCTAAGTTGTAATCGATGGTGTGTTGATCTAGTCCCTTCTTGAGGACGTTGATAGCTTCTGCGGCAGTTTTCCCATATGCCGTGAACGTGAAATTAGCCGACTCATACGTGGCTTTAATCATGGTGAACCTCACTCCTGGTAGTTGATAAATTGTCAGCGTGTTTACTGCGCTGACAACTATTATTCTATAGTACTATAGTATATAGTCTAATTGTAAATATTCATCATAGTGGTTAGTAAGATAGTAAAAAGACTATCGCTAATCGTAGGGCATATGTGAGTGTGTACTGACATGGACTGCCACCTCCCGTGCCCCAAGATGGTGCACAGGGGTATGGGTACTGTCTGCACGTCATCACACGGCAGCACGTCATCACATGCATGCACGTATGCTCAGCATGGGTTGGGACTGGTTGACGTAGTGCAGATGCTCAGAGCTGACATCGTGGCCCTTGCTTTTGGGTTTGGCAGGCTGTGGAGCGTGACCCCCACATTGCGCCCACCCCAAAAAAAATTTACATTTCTGGTTGGCATTGCAGTTGCCAATTTGGGAAGCCGTTGCGCTTCCCTTTTTTTGTCTGTAATATACGTGTATTGGATGAGGTATATATATGGTGATAACAAGTATTGCAGTAGAGAAGCATGTTGCTGCTCCCAAGCCTCGTGTGGTGTACGACTACCCGTATGAGGAGATGGAGGTGGGGGATAGTTTTGTTGTGCCTGTAGAGGCTAGGCAGAAGGTTCTTAATGCCAACTACAGAGCAAGTAGGCGGTTAGGTTGGCGGTTCTCGACTAGGACGGAGGGTGAGCAGGTTCGGGTGTGGAGGACGGTGTGAGCAAGGATTACTGGTTGTGGATGTCGGAGAACTGTTATCGCTGGCATAAGGAAGAGCCGAATATGAGGTGGGAGAAGTTCATGTACTTTTATCTTTTTAAGTGGGCTGGCTACGAAGGAAATGTTGGTAACTGAATTGCTTTGGTTGAGTGAGGATGAGCTGAGACAGGTCTGTTTGGACTTGGAGGAGCAGCTTTACCAAAGCGAGGTGGAGAAGTTGGTTTTACTGTCGGGTTTGATAGAGGCTAGGAACTATGGCTACAGATGCGGATACGTTGACAGAGCTTTACAACTCCCGTATGCGGCTGAAGAGGGAGATGCAGAGGGCCATACAGTGCATTAAGCCTTCTGCCAAGCGGAAGTTGGCTGCGGAATGGAAGGAGAAGTACAGCGAGTTGTTTTACAAGGAGTTGATTTCTTGTGCTAAGAACAAAGCTGTGTGTATGGAGATTGGGAATTGGCAGCTAGAAGCGTTTGAGCAACAAAGGAAGAGATGAAGTTTGACCTCCAGCAGTTCTACAAGTTCTGCTCAGAATTGAAGATTGAGACTAAGGAAGAGGGCCTGAAGAAGATGGGCAAACTTCTGGGGACTCAGACGTATGTGATGAGTGAGATTGCGAAAGGATTAGAAGAGGATGTTCACTTTTTCGTTATTCTTAAAGGCAGGCAGTTGGGCATTACTACCATTAGCCTTGCTCTTGACCTTTACTGGCAATTTACTCATCCAGGCTGGCAGGGTACTCTCGTTGCCGATACTGAGGAGAACAGGGATATGTTCCGTTCTACCTTGGCTATGTATATGGAAGGACTACCAAAAGAGTACAAGATTCCTCTGGTGGCTCATAACAGAAACCAAATGGTCCTCAAGAACAGAAGCAGGATTTTTTACCAGATTGCAGGCAATAAATCCCGATTGGGACAAGGTAAGGCTATTACATACCTACATGGCACTGAGGCCGCCTCGTGGGGAAACGAGGAGGGATTAGCTTCCCTGATTGCCTCTCTTGCAGAGAAGAACCCTGAGAGGCTGTACATGTTCGAGAGTACGGCGCAGGGCTTCAACATGTTTCACGACATGTACAAGACTGCCAAGCATGCCAAAACGCAGAGAGCTATCTTTTGTGGCTGGTGGCGTAACGAGTATTACAGCGTAGACCCTGCAAGCAACATTTACAGGGTGTATTGGGATGGCAAGCTGACTTCTGAAGAGAAGGAGTGGGTGAAGGACATCAAGAAGCTCTACGGCGTGGAAATCAACAGCAGGCAGATGGCGTGGTGGCGGTGGAAGATGCACGAGGGCATCAAGGATGAGGACCTGATGTATCAGGAATTCCCGCCTACAGAGGACTATGCTTTTGTGATGACGGGTACGTCTTTCTTCTCACACAGCCGTTGTACGGAGGCTGCGAAGGAAGCTAAGAGGTCTTTGCCTGACCACTACCGTTATGTGTTCGGGCAGTTGTTCCAAGATACAGAAGTCCTGAAAAGCACAGAGCGTATGGGCACACTCAAGATTTGGGAGGAGCCTGTAGACACGGCGTACTACGTGATTGGTGCTGACCCTGCTTACGGAAGCTCAGATTGGGCAGACAGGTTCTGCATACAGGTCTTCCGCTGCTATGCAGATGGGATGGACCAAGTGGCTGAGTTTGCCACCAGTGAGATGAACACTTACCAGTTTGCGTGGGTGATATGCCACCTTGCTGGCGCTTACAAGAACAGCACGTTAAACCTAGAGATTAACGGGCCAGGTCAGGCGGTGCTTAACGAGATGCGGAATTTGAAAAGGCTGGCAGCAGCGGTGGGAGGGGCTACAGGCAGGGATTTGATGGATGTGCTGGGCAGCATGACCAACTACCTCTGGCGGCGTAACGACAGTCTAGGAGGGCCGACCAACAGCATAGGTTTCTTGACCACATCGTCTACGAAAGAGCGGATGCTCAACTACTACAAGGATTATTTTGAGCGGGGCATGATGAAGATACGCAGCATGGACACGCTAGAGGAAATGAAGACTATCGTGAGGGAAGATGGCTTTTTGGGTGCGCCAGGCAGAAGTAAAGATGACCGTGTGATTGCCGCAGCACTGGCAACCGTAGCGTGGGCAGAGCAGGTACAACCAAGACTGATTGCCCAAAAACTCACCCGCAATATCAGTCAGGCACAAGATGACTACACCCCTGAACAGCTTTCTGTTGGCAGAAATGTGAGTGATTACTTAAAACGTATAGGGATGTACCAATGAGAGAAGAGAAGTTTAAACACTACACAGAGCTTGCCCTTAAAAGTGTCTACAGCGAGCCTGAAGGCGGTTTTCACTCTCAGTTGATACCAGAGGTGGTCAGAGACTTTTTTGTGCCTGCAAACATTCCTGTGACCGCTTACGTGCTGGACATAGGTTGTGGGCAAGGTTTGTTTATGGACATCCTGAAAGAGAAGGGTTACACCAACTTGGTGGGCGTGACGCTCAGTGATGATGACCTTGTGGCTTGCGGAAACAAATGGCACAGTTGCTTAAAAACAGACATGTCAGACTTGCCTGTGCCAAGCCGTATCGTGGATTACATTTGGTGCAGGCATGCGCTAGAGCATTCGCCCTACCCGCTGTTTACTTTGTACGAGTTCAACAGGGTAATGAAGCTGGGCGGGAAGATGTACGTTGAAGTCCCTGCTCCTAATTGCCCAAGAGCGCACGAGTTCAACCCTAACCACTACAGCATACTTACAACCAACATGTGGGTGGCTCTGATGCAAAGGGCTGGATTTACCGTGGAATCGGTACACAACATGTCTTTTGAGCTGGCTAACGACCAAGGTCCTATTCCTGAAAGCAATCTCATCTTCTTACTGGAAAAAAATGAAAGTGTTGTCCAAGAAAGAGCTTATGCGTCAGATGAAGCGTTTTGTGGCTGACAAAGACCGAGGCATTTCGATGGCTTTGTTTGCCCA